AACACGCCTGTCATTATGCGATCCTTCCTCTTCTCCTGCTCTACGTGTGTGCATAGCCATGTCAAACACCCTCCTTATTCTTTGCTGAGTCAGGAGCTTTGTTTGCCGCTGAATCGGCAGCGTAGCCTACGCCAAGGCAGGCCACAAGCTCGCTGACAGATAAGCCTCCGTTTGTGTGCGAGAGTGACAGGCCAATCTCGGCAGCGATTAATGTACTTGCTGCCTTCCAAGTGCTGGAAGGCTCCATAGTAATGTAGCACATTAAATTACAATTTGTTGTCCTGTCAATGTACCGCTTTTTGGCCCAGTGGCCTATAGCAGCAATAAAGCCGATAATAATGTAGATTATTGCAAATTTATAATCGTTTGGAATCATACGTCCGCCGTTACTCTAACAATGTTTGTACCATTAGCGTAAATTATAGCACGTTTACCAGCCGCAACGGAAACACCTGTTCCAGTTGCACCAATAAACTGTAGACTATCACCGCCACCAGAATCAATTGTCGTGTTGTTGAATACTGTATATTGTTTGGTTGCCAGCGGCAATACTATATTGCGTGTAGTAGTTATGTTGCCGGTAAATTCCAAAATATCGTTAAGCGATTCAGCATGAGTAAGCGTCGTATTAGCGTCGCTGATCGCCTTTACAAGCCTGCCAGTGGCAAGCTTAAGCCAAGGCCTGTGATCTTCGTAGCTGGTCACTGTAGCAGTGCCTGTCACGATTTTGTATAGCGCAATTGAACCAGCCGTAAAGCCTGTTGTGTTTTTTGATACAACACCTGCTCGCGTGCTCTCTACATAGTTTGTTGTGCTGGCAGATAGCGTTACTGTGCCATTGGCAATTGCCGTCGATACGCCATCTACAAGGATTCGATCACCGAAGTAATCCCACGACAACCCGCTACTGCTTTGCCGCCTGCCACCAAATGAGCTTTTACTTAAAGCGTTATTGATTTCATTTACAGTTGCTTCTTTGCCAGCCTGACTGGTAGTGAGCTGTGTTAAAAAACTTGTTGAGTCCGACATTTTATGTCCTCGTTAATGTTGCTGTTAGCGCATAGCCGCGTCCGACCAATGCACTCATTTGATATATTTTAACACGGATCGTGCTTTGATTGCTTCCAAAATCTGTAATCTGTTGTGCAGAGGTATATTGTACAGTCTGAGTTGTTGATGTAAGCGTGCGTTTTATGGTTGTAAAGGCCGCGCTGCTGAATATGTCAATCTCATAGCTTTCGCTATCTTCTGCAAGTTCTGCATCAACAAAACTCCGCCAACCGGCATATCGAGTCCTGCGCGTCCATTTAATTGTCCAGTCATTAGTTGTTGGATGGCGAGAGCCTGTCTCCTGACAAGGCGATAAACACTCAAGATTGACACCATCATAACTGAATGTCTTATCTGAATCGCTATCAATAGTATCCTCATCTGTTATTCCTCGGTAAATGTATGAGGCCGTAATAGTCGAAGAATCTACAGGAATAAACGCTAACTCATCGCTATTTAAATGAACTATTATGTCCCCAACAGCATGTAATCCTGTAGCCCATTCGGTTCCCATCTGTCCACGTAAAAAGTCAGATAGTATATAGTCACCATTGCCTTGCAGTGCAGAGTTCTGGCAAGCTATTATCTCCCAGCGCCCATCTGCCCCATAAGCAAACCAATTTTGTCCATCGAACATTTGAGATTGAGTAACACTTGACAAGTCACCCTGTGTCATATGAACGGTTAGCAAACTTGTCTTGTCTAATACAGTACCGCCGTGGACTCCAATCGTTGTTGATGCAATTCCCATAGTTGCACCTGGAGGCTCAACTGCTTGTACATCCTCAAAAGTCTGTCCGTTATCTGTTGATCTATAAAGCACTCCACCAGTCCATCCTGTCAAGTATCCTGTCATAGCTAAGACAAAACCCGGTTCATCATATACCATCTGTATTAAAGGAATATCAAGTAATTCATAAGTTGAAGGCCCCGACAAAGTAGAAGTTACCCCAGTGCTTTGCCCTTCATCTCCCAATGCAACTGGAGAATATATTGCAGCCTTATTGTATTTTGCCTTACACTCAAATCTACCGTCCGATAGACTATTTACTCCTGTAAGCCTTACTTCGTGATCAGCGTTATCGCCCGTAATAGTGATCACGTCCCCTGGTTCTAATTGAGAATAAGTTGGAGGAAGGTTAAAAACTAAATCATTGCGTTCCATCCAGTATAGATAAAGTAATACCTCTGCTTTTTGTGCTGCCTCATTTGCGTTTAAAACTATCGGCAAATCAATAATTGATTCGTTTACTGCGTCAGTATTTATGCGTTCAACATATTGCTGATTTATATCGTATTCTCTGGTAACATCAAAATATTTCAATAACACCTTGCGATGCAAAACTGAATCCATTTCTCTTGATTGAGATATGATTACGCCATTCTTTGATCCGGCTGAGCGAGCATCCAACAAGCTTGAATCTATCGTTGCAACAGATGCTGATCCACGTCTCTTAAAATAAATCTGGTAACCGCTTTGTATAGCATCAAAAGGCCAAGCTGTACGCAATGGGTCAATACCGCCGCGTATGGCGCCTAATTCAGAAATTCGATAGCCGCTTACAATATCTGTCAACTCGGTTACATCAATGTCGGCTGTTGTTAAAAACCTGCTTTGTAGACATTCATCGCTAACTATGGATGCAAGTGTTTTATTTGTTTGAGTTACAAGATTAATTGTAAAAATATTTATATCTGTATCGCCTACAACAAATATAAATCCAAATTTCTTATAAACAGACGGATACGTAAACCCATGCCCTGACCATTGCCCAACAAATGTGCGCTGTATTATATTATTTTCATCTATAACCCAATCTGTCACATCCCCAGGCCCATAAGCCGATGCTATTGTCCCCGTATCTTGATCGTAAGAGCATGACGCAAAATGATAAACAGGAGACCTTGCAAATCCAAATGTATAGATTCCTGATTCTAAATAATTTATTGCTCCTGTTCTTACTATAACCCCAGCAGAATCAAGTATAAACCAAACTGGATCAAGCTGATTAGCTCCTGATTCAACATTAACACCAACATCCCCCATAGCAATCCATACTGATTTCCCGTCATTAGATATTGCCGCCGCATAAATTTGTCTATTGTCTGGCAAATTACCATCTAATCTAGCCCCTGGTGCGGTCTCGCCAATGCTTAATGGTATGCCTGTAATTATAGTCTTAGACGGATTAACCCATAAATAATTGCCGTTTAATCTTCCGCAATTATAATAATCCCCGTTATTATTTGTAAAATTTATACCTGCGCTCCCTTCTGATGTATAATTGCCATTATAATCAAATAGATATTTATTGCTAATGGCTTTTATGCCCACTTTAATAATGAAATTATCGACGTTATCAATGTAAGGCAGACCAACGCCGGGTGTTGATGATGTTTTAAATTGCACCCCTATGGCCTCATTCGTTATTGTCCTTGCCCACGATGAATAGGTTGCGTTTTTGATTATCTCGACCTTGATTTGCGCTGCCGCCAGCGAGTTGCCGTAATCGGCCAGCGGAAGATCATAAAAAACGATATACGCTAAGCCGCGATAGGCGGGTGTGTTTGCGCCACCCAGAGTAGCCTGCATTCTGGGATCGGGCAGTTGATCTTCGGTGCCGAGATAAAGCTCGAAACCCTCCGCTATCTTGTTGCTTAAAATGATGGAAGCAATGTCGTTTGACTTGGCGTCATAAAACAGCTTGCTGCCTATCCATATACGCCCAATGGCGGCAATCGGGCCCTCACAAAGTCCAATAGCGAATGTAGCTGAATAGGTATATGTTTTTGTTGATGCACCACCACCACCAATCCCCTTACCTCCTTGTCTTACTTTCTTTGATGTTTCTTTTATCTTATTGTTTTCAATCCAAAATATATTACCGTATATTCCAATCTTGCCATAAGCGCGTGGGATAAAAGCTCCATAGGTTGATGTTTGTACGGATAAGTCAGTTAATCTTGGGCCTGTTAACTCTGGAGTTTTTGGAGCATCGATAAACCCACCAATCGCACCGCCTACTGCTGAACCAACAGCAAAGCCAATTGCAGTACCGACAACTGGCAAGAAAAAGCCAAGGATACCGCCTATTAATCCACCGGCAATTGTCCCTATACTTGAGCCGCTCATTCAACATCCTTAAATCGGTAAATACGAACGATTCGCTTTAACCATTTATCGTCAAGTCTGTGCTCACATACTTTTTCAACTGCTTGATAAGCATGTATTATATTCTCTCCGGTATAGATTCCAACATGCTGAGGATCGCCCGTGAAGCGCATCATTAAAACGCACCCCGGCTCCAGAGAGTTAATTCTTTCAAGAAATGGCTGTGAGTCTGCTGCTTTTTCAAGCAATCCCTTATATGGCGTACGGCCATATCCTGGTACTTCTATAGTTTTATATCCAAGTCTTGATGCCACATGAGCAACTACGCCTGCGCAGTCTAAACCTTTCCCAATTCTACGCCCCTGGTGCAAGTAGGGAGTGTCTAAGCACTCCCTTGCTGCGTTTATAATGTCATCTACTATCATGATCTAGTTAATGATTGAGTTAGAGCATAGCCACGTCCGACTACACTACTGAGCTGATAAATTTTAAGATAAATTGTACTTTGATTACCACCAAAGTCAGTTACTTGCTGCGCGCTTGTATATTGTACGGTTTGAGTTGTAGATGTTAAGGTTCTTTTTAATGTTGTATAAGTTGAGTTGTATACTTCAATCTCGTAGCTTTCTGTTGTTTCACCAAGTGGTATGTCTGCAAGGTTACGCCACCCTGCATAGCGGCTTCGTCTTGTCCATGTTATAGTCCAATCGTTGTTCGTAGGATGTCTACTTCCTGTCAACTGGCATGGCGATAATGGTTCGAGATTAACTCCATCATAGCTAAAAGTTAAGCTGCTATCACTATTAATATCATCCCCTACAGTTATCCCTCTGTAATCACGGTCAACACCAATGTAGCCTGATCCTGTTGATAAAAACACAAGATCGTCACTATTGATTAAAATAATAGCATCTCCAATTTGATGCAAGCCCGTAGCCCACTCAGTACCCATCTGACCTCTTAGAAAATCAAATAACAGGTAATCATCATCACTTTGCAAAACAACATTCATGGCCGCTATTATTTCCCACCTTCCGTCCGCACCATAAGCAAACCAGTTAGCCCCCGTGAACATCTGTGTCTCTGTAACGCTTGATAATGTGCCTTGATAAAGTCTTATTGTTAAACGGCTTGAGTAATCAAGTACAGTTCCTCCGTGCGTAGACAAAGTGTCTTTTGCATACCCAATTGTCGATCCTGGTGGCGTAAATGCTTGCAATTCAGTCCACACCTGACCATCATCATCGCTTACAAATAAAACACCGCCAGGCCATCCAGATTGATAGCCTGTCATTGCAACAGAATAGCCAGGCTTGTCGTAAACGTCCTGGAGCATTGGTATATCAAGCAATTTATAAAGAGTAGGGCCTTGTATTACAACATCTACACCAGTTGATTGCCCTTCCTCTCCAACGGCTTGAGATACATATACAGCCGCAACATGATAGCGCCCCTTACATTCAAGGCGCCCGTCTGCCGTGTAGTTTATTGATGCCAACCTAACAATGTAGGTTGCATCATTTGATGTTATCGTGACTATATCAGATGGTTCAAGTTCGCTGTATTCAGGTGGCAATTTAAAGCTTATTTCATAACGTTCCATCCAATACATATAAAGCAGTATCTCTGCTTTCTGTGCTGCTTCCTGAGCTGTTAATGCTATAGATAATTCTATCTCCCGTATGTTTACGGCGTCCGTATTTATGCGCTCTGAATACTGATCACCTGTATCATATTCACGGTTAACATCAAAAAACTTAACCGATACCTTAGCCGGAAGGATAGCGTCCATTTCTCTGCTGTTTGATATTTGTACTCCAGGGCCTTGACTTATTTCACGCGCATCAAGATAATCCTCGTCAATTGTTGCAACAGATGCACCGCCACGCAAAATATATTTAATTTTATAGCCAGACTGGATTGCATCAAAAGGCCAAGCAGCTTGTAGTTGATCAAGTGCTCCACGTATGGCTCCGACCTGAGATATACGATAGCCGCGTACTAATGGTGTGAGCGAGGTTACGTCAATATCCGCTGCCGTTAGCAGTTCACTTTCCAGAGATTCAGCGCTTACTATCTCTGATAAAGGCACCGTATCATTTGTTATTGTTGGCTCCAGAAAAAAGAAAATATCAAATGTATCTCTGTTAAAATTCGTTGTGTAAATATAATTATCTGAAACATATATATTATGGGAGGTATTACTTTCTGATGTGACCAGCGTAGCTACCTCAAAAATGGCGGCAGGATTTGACACATTGACAACGCTTAAGCCCCCGTTACCATTAATAAATGCGTAATCTTCTGATAAATGGATGTCTGTTAATGTATTAGTTCCAGGCGATAATGTTATTGATGATGCCAAAACAGGCGCAGCCGGATTGCTTATATCCCATACACTAATAGTTTTCCCACCAACTACATAGGCATAATTTCCGCTTACAATCATTGATAAGGCATTATGTCCAATTGATGTTGTGTTAATTAAGAAAGGGTCGTAGGGATTTGTCGCATCATAAACCGAAAATGATTGTGCTGTGCCAGATGCTATGTAAATAAATCCGTTATTCGCTGCTAAAGGATATGCGCTAGAACCTGAGAAAGATGTAATTGATATTTCCGATAATTTTGTTAATGGATAACCGTTTCTTGTCCATATTTGTAATTTTAATGTTTGCGATTGTAATATACATATAAAATCATCATCGATGGCAATATTGCGCGGAAATCCTCCAGTTACTTGATTTGACACTTCCACTGCTGATGCAGGATTTGATATATTCCAAATCGACAATGTGCTATTTCCAAAAGTTGTGATATACAACAAATCATCGGAAATTGCCATTTCATACGGACCGAGAATTCCAGTAAATGTAATATTTTTTACTAAAACCGGATTTGATTGATCGCTTACATCAAAAATCTGTAATATCCCGTCGCCATGACTCCCAATAAAAACATGATTTTTATAGTAGATTATTGTATTAGGACGATCAATAGCCACTGTCGTTGATTTTTTTTCAAATAGATACCCAAGTCCACCGGATTTAATAACTTCAACTTTTATTTGTGTCAGCGCTATTGAGTTGCCATATTCAGCAAGCGGTAAATCATAAAACATTATATAAGCATGACCACGATATGCTGATGTGTTTGCAGCACCTAGAGTAGCTTGCATACGTGGGTCGGCCAACTGCGTGTCATCGCCTTTGTAGACTTTAAAATACTGGGAATTTTTTACGCTTTGAATCAGTTCCTCTATGTTTGGATTGTTACCGTCAGCATTATAAAAAAGCTTAGGCCCTATCCATATTTTCTTAATTCCGATTATTGGCCCTTCGCAAAGCCCTAACGCAAAAGTTCCATAATAGCTATAAGTCTTTGCCGATGCTTTACTGCCTCCTATCCCTTTACCGCCGCGTTTTACTTTCTTTGATACTTCCTTTATCTGATTGTTTTCAATCCAGAATACATTGCCCCAAAGCGTTAGCGTTCCGTACAGGCGCGGTATTACTGATCCGTATGTTGATGTTTGTACAGTAAGATCATTAAGCCGCTGGCCTTCTACTTTAGGCCCTTTTGGTGGGTCAAG